CATGTTTGATCCTGATGACAAGATTTCGGGTGGTCAAGGATTTATCTACGCCAGTTCAATCGTTGTGGCCATGAAGAAACTCAAGCTCAAGGAAGATGAGGATGGCAACAAGGTGTCTGAAGTCAACGGTATCCGTGCGTCATGCAAGATCATGAAAACACGCTATTCAAAACCGTTTGAAGGTGTGCAGGTCAAGATTCCCTACACCACAGGCATGAGTCCATATTCGGGCTTGACTGATCTGGCTGAGAAAAAAGGTATCCTCAAAAAGGATGGTAATAGACTGGCATTCACCATGCAGGACACAGGCGAAATTATCAAGTATTTCCGCAAGGCCTGGGAAGCCAACGAAGATGGTTGTCTTGACAAGGTCATGGCAGATTTTGCCAAGATCAAAGATGAGGTCGTTACAGAAGAAGAAGGAGACGAAGCATGAGCGAAACAGTAGCAAGCGAAATCTGGGGAGAACTCAAGCGTTATGTCAACACTGTGGACCGTGGCGAAGCAGCAGAAGCTGTGGTTGCGATCTTGATTGACAACGATTCAGATGTGGAAGATATTCGTGCAGCCTTTAAGGGCGACGTTGATATCAAACGTGCGCTCACTGTGTATCTTGACAACGACAAAGACTATGTAGATCCCGAGGATGAAGAGCCGGATGAAGACAGCGATACCACAGAAGATGACGACTGGGAAAACTAATGTGGTATAGTCAAGTGGCAGCGGATCTGGGCAAGATCCCAGACTTCATGGCACACTATGATCGTGAACTTGCTGATGCCAAAAGAGATTGCAAAATTGGCGGCATCATTGAGAACAATATCAAACTACTTCCGGGCATAACTGAGCAGAGATTCTATCAGCTTCAGGAGGTGGAAGCTGTGCTCAACTTGCTGAACATACAGTTGCGCAAGATTCGTCGCAAGCACTTTCAAAAGTATCTGGAAGGTTATCAACGTGCTCTCAGCAGCAGAGATGCCGAAAAGTATGTGGAAGGCGAAGATGAAGTGATTGATTTTGAAACCATTATCAACGAAGTGGCCCTGCTGCGAAATCGTTGGCTGGGTATCATGAAAGCACTGGAAAGCAAGAACTTCATGCTGGGACACATTGTCAGACTACGAGCAGCCGGTATGGAAGATATTCAGGTTTAAGAAAACTAAGCCACTAATCGCACATGTTTAAATACAAGCATGAAAATAGTATTAGTAACTGGGGGATTTGATCCCCTACACTCCGGACATATCTCCTATCTAGCAGCAGCCCAACAACTCGGTGATCGACTGGTAGTGGGAGTAAATTCTGACGCATGGTTGAGCCGTAAAAAAGGCCGACCGTTTATGCCTGCAGTCGAGCGCCTGGCAGTGATAGAAAATCTACGCATGGTAGATCGCTGTATCTTGTTTAATGACGATGATGGTTCAGGAATTGAAGCCATTCGTGCTGTACAAAGCATGTATCCCAATGATGAAATCATCTTTGCCAACGGCGGTGATCGTACAGCAGTCAACATTCCTGAAATGGAAGTCAAAGATGTTATTTTCAAATTTGGAGTAGGCGGTGACGACAAAAAGAATAGCAGCAGCTGGATTCTTGAAGAATGGAAAAAGCCCAGGACCGATCGTGCCTGGGGTTACTATCGTGTGCTGCACGAAGTTGATTGCCATGTCAAACTCAAGGAACTCACTGTGATGCCGGGCCAACGACTCAGTATGCAACGGCATGCAAATCGTGCAGAGTTTTGGTTTGTGGCCGAAGGCGAAGCCACAGTCTACACTGTAGATCCGCACAGCACTGAATATGAGTTGATGGCAAGTCCTGCACAGCATCAACACACCTGGATAAGATTAAACGAGTGGCACCAGTTGTGCAATGAAACTGACCAGCCCTTGAAACTGATTGAAATACAGTACGGCGAAGACTGCGCAGAAACGGACATAGAAAGAAAATGACAAACATCATACCAGTCTTTGTGGGCTACGACCCTAGAGAAGCCATAGCGTATCATGTGTGTGTCAATTCAATAATCAGACACGCTAGTCAACCAGTCAGCATCATTCCCTTGGCCTTGAATCTGGTCCGAGACTACACAGAAACACACACAGATGGCAGCAATCAGTTTATCTACAGTCGTTTCTTAGTACCACACCTGATGAACTACACTGGGCATGCCATCTTTATAGATGGTGACATGATTGTACGTGGGGACATTGCTGAATTGTGGAACCTGCGTAACCCTGCACAAGATGTGCAAGTGGTCAAACATGATTATCAAACACGCATGAGTGAAAAATACCTAGGAGCAAAAAATGAAAATTATCCTCGCAAGAATTGGAGTAGTGTTATTTTGTGGAATTGTAATAGCTTTCCTAACCGGAAACTTACTCCCGAGTACGTCCAACGAGCCACAGGTGCCGAGCTCCACCGCTTCTCGTGGATAGATGATGAGCGCATTGGCGAACTACCTAAAGAATGGAACTGGTTGGATGTGGAATACGAATGGAATCCAATGGCAAAACTGGTTCATTACACACTGGGAACTCCTTGCTTCCATGAGTTTGCTGATCAAGGTGATTTCTCGGATGAGTGGCATCGAGAGCGTATCTTTACAGAATACTGTCAACAGCGTGATATAGCATGACTGATCAAGAGCCACTAGATGATGACTTGGCAGAACTGCCACAGGCTCTGCCACTGAGTATATTTGATCAGGCACCACCGGAGGTGAAATCGTTGTTTGAAAACATGCTGAAATATCGTGTGGACCCTGCAGGATTAGTGTATGGTATTACCTTGCCGATCCTGACACAACAGCTGGCTGAATTGCCTGTCAACAACATAGTGAGTACAGACAGTGAATACAGATACGAAAGAAAAGGTCACATGTACGATCCCATACTACAAAGTTTTGTGCAAGGTGCTGGCGGACAAATCAGCAGCTGGAGCCGAGAAGAATTCACAGCCACTCCTGTGGTATTGCGTGGCATTACCAAACGCAAGCAAATGCAGGCCTGTAAAGATGCCGGTAGAGACTTTTACTACATTGACACAGGCTATTTTGGCAATAGCAAGAAAAAAACATTTCATCGCATTACTCGAAACGATGTACAATGGTTTGGTGACATTGTGGAACGACCCGGAGATAGATTTAGCAAAACTGGCGTGCAAATTAAAAAAATGCGAAGAGGAACAAATATCCTGATTGCTCCGCCCAGCCAAAAACTTCTGAACAACTATGATATTGTGCTAGAAGATTGGTTGGAAAATGTACAGGCGGAGATACGGGCGTACACAGATCGTCCTGTTGTGATCCGCACCAAACAAGGACGTAGCACCAGGGTCAACGATGACACCATGGAAATGGCTCTGGATCGAGATGTACATTGTTTGGTCACGTTTAGTAGTATCGCAGCTGGAGAAGCTCTGCTGTTGGGTAAACCGGCTATCACACTGGGACCCAACGCAGCTGGACCCTTGTGCAGCCAAAGCCTCAGCGCAATTGAAAATCCACGCATACCCACACTAGATGAAGTTGAAGCCTGGGCCCGCCACTTGGCCTATTGTCAGTTTACTGAACTGGAAATGCGTGATGGCACAGCATGGCGGATTCTAAACAATGGTTGATGTGGTTGTGTATGCATCCAGTGTGGCCAATGCACACAAGCATGAGCGCAAGGTAGCATGCCTTGAAAATTTTGCTCAAGGTGTACGAGCAGTTGGACACAGTGTGGTTGTGGACTGGGACTATAGGTACCAACCCGCAAAGCTGGCAGTGATGCTGGGCTGGGCCACAACAAACACAGGTGGCAGAAATATCACACTGCGAAAACAAGTCATCGCTGAACAACAAAGACATGGGTTTCGTACCATGTGCATTGATGCCAGTTGCTTCAAGTACCTGGACAACTCGGGCACATATCTTCGATACAGTCTTGGCGGCCCGTTTTATGATCGTGCCGAGTATGCTAACCGTAACAGTGATTCCACCAAGTGGCAAGAGATACAGCATCAGCTGGGCATCACAATGCGTCCAACTCGATTCCGTGATGGCTATATTCTAATAGGCATGCAACGTGATGGTGGATTTAGTATGAAAACTTTGAGTCCATTGGCCTGGCTGGTCAACAAAATTCAAGAAATACGAAAGTACACCACACGAGAGATTGTGATACGACCACATCCTGGCAAGTTCGACATGGCAGATTTTACCAAGTTTCAACACAAAGAATATGTCAGACAACATGTGCGGGTGATAAATCCACTTGAATCAACTCTGCTGGAGAATTTGCAATTGGCCCATGCAGCAGTATTTTTCAACAGCAGTGCCAGTGTTGCTGCTGTGCTAGAAGGTGTGCCGGTCTGGGTGGATGATGCCAGTGCAGTCACCTGGGCAGTAGCACATCATGACATGAGCACTATTGAATCGCCGCAACAGTTTAGCACGGGCCAGTGGATACATGATCTAGCAACAGCACACTGGAGTGACCAGGATGGCAAAACTGGTCTCATCTATCAAAAATTCTTGCTTTACTTGACTCGCAGCACAGTCACATCGTAGTTGCAGCCTTTGACATGGGGCCATTTGTGACTTTTGTCAAACACAGAGATCTCTTGTGACACAATGGTGATATCCATGTTGGCAAGTAATTGTTCTCGCCACCAGGTAGGTGACTCCACAATCAAGTGAGCATTACGGCCATCTGGTAGATGTTTTTTTGCGGGATAACAGGCAATTCTAAACCAACCTGCAACGATCATCTTGTTGCTGATCATGTGTAATGTTTCCGCTAGATGGTTGGGCTCAATGTGTTCAAACACATCTGCACTGACCACAGCATCAAATGATCTTTTTGGCACACAATTATGATCAGCGTTACCCGGATCATAACCTTCCACACGCATGTCAGGATAGGCCTGTTGTATGCTAGTCATCAGAGCACCGTGACCGCATCCAAAGTCTAACACACTGGTGGGTTGATACTGTGTGAGGAATGGTTGTATTTTACCAAAAATTTTGCTACCTCTAACAAATTGTCCCTTGTTGTGCATTTCAGACAATTGGGCTTGATATGTTTTATCTATTATGGTCATTGATAAATTGCCTCCACGTATTGGTATTTGCCATTCCAGGAGTCGGGAACGTCGTTCCAGACAGTATTTAACTGATCGTCCATCCACTCAGGATAGTGTAGGCGATCTTTCCACCACCAAAATACTTTTCCTTTCGGCCAATCTGCAAAGTGCTGTTTAAAAAAATCCCGGGTGCGCGGCTCTTTGAATAGTTCATGATCATAAAAAAACTTTTTCTTTTTTGCAACTTGTTGGAAATTTAAACTAACAAAACAAAACTTATCTGTATGTGACAACAGTTTTTCAGATACCCAGGCTAAGTCAGCATCAGGGATAGTTTGCAACACTTGTGTACAAATAACACCATCAAACTTCATGTTGTCAGGTGGAGGAATGTCCAATCCCGGCACACACGGATCATATCGGTATACTTCAACGCCTAGCCATTTGTCAAAGGTGGTCCATTGTTCTGTTGGCAGTTCGCCCCCATTAACCATACCCCATGGTAATTTTTCAGTGTATTGTAGTCCTTTGCCGCAGCCATAGTCTAATAGAGTCCTAGCATTGTATCTTTGTACTAGGTCCTTGATCTGATCTTGGTACTTGCCCACATCGTACCCTGCCCAGTTTTTGGGATTGTTTTTTTGAAACTCTGCACCTAGTCTAACTGATTCCTTGTAGTATTCACTTGTCATAGTAACTTTATCTCTACTGTCGCTCGTTTTTTGCCACCAGCGTTTGAAACAACATTCACAATCTCAAAACCATCCACGCCAATGAAATTTGTTGCTGTGCCCTTGCATCTGATGTCCAAGATGATTCTGGTATTGGCGTGTGAATGCTGCTTGATAAGATCTATGTAGGTGCGAACAGGATAGTGGTGGCCGCAACTAAGCCATGATGTGATAAGATCAAACCTAACATCGCCGGGTATGTTAATATTGTTGGCATCAACAAGGTGGTAGTTCTTTGTGTCTAGTTCTTGCAGTTTTGAATCTAAAAAATCAAATGTGTGATAAAACTTTAGTTCACTGGGATCTGTATTCCAATTACCGTAACTGGCAGATTCAGATTTTGTAGCATTGACACCAGCGTCGCCGTCCAACAGCCAAAGTTCTGTACCATACTTCTCGTTGAACCAGCGGCTTTCCCACGCAAAGCCACATCCTATGTCCAGCAATCGCCCAATGGGTTGATTGACATAAGCATCCACTGTTTCAAAATTTGCCCGAC